GTACGGGTGTCATCGTTCCGGTAAGGAGAAGGAACAATAACGTTGCCGGAAGCAATGGCGCCATCACCCGAGGTATTGGTGACAGCAACATAACCACGCTGCTGGAAGTAACGGTAGCCAGGGATAGCCAGCACCGAAGTGGGGCCGCCCTTTGAAGCATCGTTAGCACTGTTATCATGTGGTATCAATGTTCTTGTACCAACCGTTTAACGGTTCTGCCCAGTTACCAGGGTAGATTTTTTTAGACGGAGAGATAGGTCATTTATCTTTTCCGTATGGTTAAGTTATGGATTTAATGATCAGGCGATTGTGCCGTCGTCAGAAACGAAGCTGTAAGCAGTGGTCATGAAGTCCTTGTTCAGAACTCTCGAAGCCAGCGTACAGTTGCCAGATCAAGAATGATGAAGCGGCTGAAGTCGTCGTTATTGTTGATGAGCACTTGAGCGTTCGGACCACCGATGCCCACGCCCACGGCCTGAGGACCGAAGAAGAAACCTTGAGCAACTTCCTTAGAAGCGCTATACAGAAGCCGCCATCAGTGAACGAAGCAGAAACGTTCTTAGAGGGGAAGTTGGTAGACTCGTAGAACTTCACGCCTTCAAACTGAACGCCAGTAGGCATGACCGGTTCGCCAGCCAGGAAGTAGGCCTGGCCAGCCTGGGGACCCATGTAGAAGCTGGCGTTGTTCGGCATCATGGGGTTGCCCGCCATGTACATGCCTTGGCCAGGATTGCCGCTGTAACGAGCAATTTCACGGAAGTCAGCATCACGACGCAGGTGCATCATGAAGGTGGGATCGCAAATGCAGCGATACAGACCATCAGCAAAAGTAGGAACGTTGCGCTTACGCATAGTCCTTAACAACAGTCAGCAGGTCAGTTGAAACATGGAACTGCTGAACTTCGTTTGCAGGTACTCGAGTAGCGGTGTAGCTGACGCGGTTAGAAGAATCTTTGGTCTTACCGCCAGCAAAATAGTAACCACCTTGGGTACCAGAAGCAGCACCGTTTGCATCGGCTTTGGCAAGTTCATCCAAGAACACGCGATCACGCCAACGGCGATAGTCGTCGAGCAGGGTCAGCGAACCAATCGCTCTGGTGGAACATGTTCAGGTTGCCGGTGTCCAGCAGTAAGCGCTGGGCGGTCACCAGGGTTTCACGAGCAATCTTGAAGGTGCTGGGTTGAGTCGGATCGCCCGGGTCGGCAGGACCAGTGTATTCCTTAAGCACCACCAGGACTTTCTCCTTGGTGATGTTACGGCTGTTTGCGGTACCGATAGTTTGGTCGGCAATACGCTCACGGCTGTCCTTGGTACCAGGAGTACCCCAGAACTTGTAGCGATCAAGCTGAACAGTTTGGCCGGGTTGACGAGTAAAGTCGTGAACAACCACAGGCTCTACGGCCATTTCTGCAGATGTATGCAGGGTGGGGGCGGTACAGTTCTGCGCCCAGAATCTTAGGAAAGTCGTTATCAATAAACACTTTAGTTTTATCCTCCAGTGTCGCGGAAGTGTTGTTAACGGATGAAAGATTCAGACAAGCAAATGTCTTATCTAAAACAAATTTTAGCAGACAGTATAATCTATAAGATTACATGTAACTGCAGTGTAGGTATACTTTAAGCGTCGCGCCATTGGTGGAGTTACTAGAGCCGTAAGACTCAGGATCGACATACATTTTGGTTAGGCTGTGAACCCAGTGAAGCGCCAATAGCGCCTGGCAATTAATCCACCTGGAATTCCTCGCAAAACTGTTCCGCCAGTACCTCCCATCAACAGCTCCATAAGCGCTGGGTATGAAGCAGTAGGCGCCACATTGGCAAGAGCCTACCAGTCATCGTTCCTGCTTGCATGCCAGGTAGCCCCGGCAAGAGCCATCGCCAAGGTTTACAGCGCGTTACGCAAAGTACCACTGCCAGGTACAGAACCTTGCGTTTTTTCCGCACCTCGCTCAAGTGCTTGTTGAACACTACGAGCAGTGGTTGCCAAGTGCCACCTCAAGAGCCTTCTAGTTCGGTTCCGCGACATCGATTTAGCTGCAGCAGAACAGAATAGAAGAAGTTTTTCGTCCTGCTTTAGATAAACCTTACCTGAAGCGCTTGTTTAATTTGCGGCAAGCATACCTTCCAGCTAAAGCACGAGGAACGCCTGCGCCAACTAGCACCTCCCAAGGCGGAGCCCAACTGTTCAGAAGGGCTTTCACCTCTGGCCATGCATGAGATTCCGCCACAAGCGGCAGCCGGTGCCTGCACGGCAATCAATACGCCAGTATTTAATGCTGGATCGTTAGCAAACATTACCTTACTCCATCACAAACAGTTTGTTTGCAACGAGTTTGAGGCTGAGCTTGGTTCAGAACGCGCCAGGCATTCTGGGGATCGCGAGCCATGACTGTCGTTAAAGGTTACCCCAGAAATTTTCGGGTGGCTTGGGGAGCAGCGGCTGCGGGCGGAGCAGGGAGTTGGCTGAGCTGCGGCTGACCAACGAGCTTCGGTGCGGATACCCACGGAGTCTCCAAGTTGCTGCTTCGTTTTCGTACACGGGATAAGGACCTTCAGGACCAAAGAACTTCAGCGTGTAATCGCTAAGAACATCAGGATTGGTCAGAATTTCGTTGTAAGCTAGATTTTCCTGGTGCTCATTAACGGCAAACTGTGCATAACCCTGAATGGTATTAGCGTGCGCGGTTTCCCCACGCGACGGCGCTGTCCAGCATTTGCTCCAGGTTTAGAGCGTAGTTGTTCAGCAGAGCCGGTGTTTCGATCCCGAACGCGTCCATCACCTGACGGCTTTCCTGGCTCATTCCCACCAGGTCGGCGATTTGCTCCAAGGAGGGAGTCTGAGGAGGTTTGGGAATAGTTGGGCGAGTATGCCGGGCTGGGCGACCAGGTCTGCGGAGCCGATTGTTGCGTAGCCTGGCTGCTGGCCTGTTGTCCGTAATTGGCCGGGGTAAACTGCTGTCGGCTGCGCGAGGACTGACCCTGGAACGGGGATTGAACTGGTGCGCTCAGCAGGTTCACCACCTTGTTGAACGCCGATTCCCAAGGGTTGCTCGCCGGGCAGTCCGCCGGTTGGTATTGGGGGGCGTACTGAGTAGGGGCTGATTGGTAGCTGGGGGCCGCCTGAGGCACCGCTTGGGGGTAACTCGTACCCACCTGATACGCCACCGGAGCCACCTGGTAGCTGACCTGCTGCCTGGACGGAGCTGCCAGCCACGTAGCTGCTGGGTGCGACGGCTGCTGGTGCTTGGCTCGTCTGTGGGATCGATTGGACGGTAGCGTCCTGCATAACTCATCTCCTTTTGTAAGGCTTCTGAGAGTGCGATACAGATATGGGGTTAAATCCAATCGCGGATCCGCAGCCATCGGTAAATCCGGTGATTGCGGGTGGGGGGTCTGCATCATTCCACCCACCAGGCGAGCGAAAGAAGAGTATGCACCCTGTAATTCGTTCACCATCCTGAACGGGAACCCCGATAACATCGCGGCCCGCTCCTCGTCCGTTTTTGACGGAAAGAGGTATTTCAGTGCCTCAATGCTATCAACACCTAATTCTTGCAGATTTCTTACAACAATGGAGTTATTCAGAATATCTTGCGTCGAATCTTCGTAAACAGGTCCAAGCCAACGCCACTGAATAGTCACGTCGCCATCAGGAATTAAGACCCAACAACACCAGGAGGAATTTGCTGTGTTTTAACGACAGGCCATCATTAACTGCTTTACTTGGTCTTCAAACACGCCCATAGCAGCTTCATAAGCCGCAACATCTTCTTCGGTTGCGGCTTCCAGTGAGTTCCAAGGGTTTTTCAAGTCCTGCTGCTGCAGCCAATGTTTCATCGAAATAAACGTTCTTCTTGAAAAGAATCAACTCAAAACAACGACAGATGCCGTAGGTGTAAACAGAATTTGCTTTTTTCTTTGCTGTTGCGCTAACGCGACCAAACAAGGATTTATATTCAGTTGCTGTGACGCCTGCAGAAATAGAAAGCTCGTCAACACCACCAAGTGCCGTGCGAATTTCTTCTCGATATTGACGCGCAAAAGAATTCTGGTCACCAGTAATTGCATCAGGAACGATATAACCAACGCGATCGTTTGGCTCCAGGTTTGCAATAATTCTTGGAACGCGAAGCTGTCCATCCATGCCTCGATAAACTGGATCAGCTTTAAAACGTGACTGGCTTAAGGGACCGCCGCCCATGAAACCAGAGTTTGCGGCAATAGAAGGTCGTTGAACAACACTCTCTCCACCGGACTCCATCAAGTCTGTTTTAGGACGAGAAGAAAGAAGCGTTGGGTTACCAAAGAATTGCACATTCTTACGCATGGTGCGAACCATGTCGTCATGCGTGCAAATATGATTTGCCAGATGCATCAAACTCACCGACACCTTCCGTAGAAAATCCTTTGACGTTGTTAAAAATTTCAACGCACGGAATAAAACCAAGCGTATTTTTAAACGTTTTTGTACGGCCGGTAACCACCTGGTAATTTGCTGATCAAAAGAAATCTCACCTTCTGAATGGGTTTCTTCAATTGTCTTATGTTTAATTGAAAGACGAATGTAGCGCTTGGCACCACCACGACCCATCGATAGTGGGCCGGTCAAACTAGAACTTGTCAATGTCCTGTTGATAACCAAAACCTTGGCGAACTTTGTAACTATAGATGATTACAACTTCATCTAAGCTCGCCATCAATGTTGTAAAAACTACGATATTCGTGCCGACGAAAATAATAAAGACGATAATTGTTTTGCGTGGGGCGAATATAAAACAAGGCCTTGTCCATCGCACAGAAAATAATCCCAAATTGAATCAAGGCGTGTATCGAGTTGATTAAACTTAGCTACGCGCTCAATAAAATCTTTTCGCTGATTGCCAAAATTATCTTGCGCAGGAAAAAACTCGACGCCCTGGCGGATGCCAAATAATTTCATCTGCGCCAAGTGTGACGCAACTACGCCCGTATCAATAGAAGCTCCTCCGTCTTTTTCCAGGTAGGAGTCAATGATTTCTTTAAGCCGGGCTTTGGCGTCTACGGCAGCCATCAACTATTTCTCTGTTTATCTTTACTGATCTTAACAGCCTTCGCTATTAATACGGAATTGTGGGAACAATGCCAGAGCGCCTTATCCGTTGCAACCCTTCAAACTCGGCTTCATTCAAACCAATTGGCTTGCTGGTTCCAGGAAAATTGATCGGTGTCCCGTAAAGAGGATGCCCGGGAGGATAAGTTGGATTAACGGCACCCCCCGAGCAAGCTGTGCTGCTACCCCAGCAACATTTCCTAGTGCATTAAAGACGCCACCTTGTGCCAGGGGAAGCTCTAGCTGAAGAGGTGGTTGTGGCGAATTTTGTGTGGGCTGTTGGTTGCGCTTAAGCTTGCCAAAAGGATCTAAGTTTTCAAGCAAATCGCGATCTGGCTCAGCATATGGAGAACTTCCCCGCTTAGGGCCAACCTGAGAAATATCTCCGGGAAAAATAAAAGGAATTTCTTTTTTAAAAGCGCCTTCATTGCCAAGGCGAGAACCATAAAAACCGCCGGGCTGAGAAGTAGGATACATTTTAAAAATTTAGTTTTCTTAATTCTACTCTTCTATTGCTTCGTATCCGGAAGGATCACTAACTTTGCTAAGAATAATACCATTAGAGCGCACATCCCAATCAAGAACATCACCTTCCTGCCAACCAAGCTCATCGATCAATTCGTCAGGCAAAACAATGAACTGATCACCGTTGTCATCTTCTTGGACTTCAAGGATGTAACTCATTTTGTCAAAAGCTTTTCCATAAGCTTATCAAGTTTATTATTGATTTCACGAAAGTTGTTGTGCATTTCTTGTATTTCTCTCAAAAAATCAACTTTCAAAACGTAGTCCAAAGGCATTCGGTTGATCTGATCTTCCAAAATGTCAATCCTTCTTTCTTGTGAATTGGTATAATTGTAAACTTGTCGAATGTCTTGGGCGTGTCGGCTTAATATTTTGTTGGCAACCCAAGTTCCTCCGCTGACTGCGGACGCAATAGCCGTTATTGCTATCGCTAAGTATTCTGGTCCCACATCCAAAAAGCTTTTTTCTTATTCTAAAGTTTAGTAATCGAGCTGAAGCTGCCCTTTTCTCGATAAACCTGTAACAAGCCAAACCAAGGCGTCGACACAATCGTCATGGCTACTAACTCCGAAATTAGTGAGTTCCTCGAAGAGATTAGTGAAATTCCTGTAACGATTAAAGATGATTTTACGGTCTTCAAACATGCCCATGATGCCACGGAAACGTGCAAGCTTGTCTGCACGGAAACCTTTGACGGGGTGCCAAATCAAGTTATAGAGACCTTCATTATTGAGGCAAACCCGTTTGAAGTCAGCTTCGAGAGAAGCTTGGTACTGGACGGCTTCTGACCAAATATCACAAGTTGAATACGTGGGGAAATAATTACCGTTATCATCCCGCCCAATCACCGACCAATCATTAAGCAATTCTTTCAGAGCATCTAATTTTTCCAGGTTGCCCATGACTCGTATCCGGCGATAATCAATGATGTGAATGCGATCGTCTATTCGTCCTCCAAGGATCATGACCGTGTAATCATTTTTTTCCTTGGTGCCAGCAGAAAGATCAACGCCAATGCCAAGCGTATCAAATTCCGTAGAAATTTCAGCTTTAACAATCAACTCGGGAGCCAAAGATAGTTCATTTTGACGGATGATTTGGTTCATGTATTGAAAAGAAAAAGCAATAGGAGCTTGTCTTTTCTTTTCTTTTAGATACTCAAGTGACCACATTTCTGGCCAATAAGACTCTTCCTCTCCCGTCTTGGGATTATTAGAAATTGCCGACAAAACAATCTGAGTCCAATTATTTTGTTCATTAAAAGTTGTTGCATGAATATCATCATGCCTAAAGCGCGTACCAAGACAAATTGCTCTGGCACCTTCAAACATGGTTGGTGCGATCACAGCATTCCAGTTTTCCTGCATTTGTTTACGAATATCAGGATTAGAAATATCTGCAGCAGATTTAATAGCGTCATCAATCATGACAAGGTGTGAACGCTTGGACGTCACTGAACCTTTCAGGCCAGCCGCGCAAAGTGTAAACTGTTCATCACCAGTTGTATCAATACCAGCAAACTTGTGATCAATGGACCAGTATTCATTACTGGTTACATTTTTCATTAGGCGTACAGTTGGAAAAACTTCCTGATACCTCTTGCTTTCAATGATGCGTTTAATAGTTGCGGATTTAGAGCGAGCAATGTCAACGGTATACGACAAATAAAGAACTTGAAGTGGAAGTTTTGCTTGTGTATGTACACCAATAGCCCAGGCTGTTAACAAACCAAGGACTGTTGATTTGGCTGAGCCACGGGGGGCGAGGAGATCAACGTTAGGGCCAGCAATCTTAATTAAACAAGAACTATCTTCGTTAGTAATAAAGTGCCGATGCCAATCAATGTGGTGACGGGCTGGCGGTTTGTCCGCCACATATTCACAAAAAAAACCAAAATCTTCCCTTGCTTTAGCAAGAGCCTCCGCATTACGAGGTACGCGAATTTGTTGACGGCGTGCCGCTGCCTTTGCATTGCGACGATAGGCTAAATGCGTATAGCTTGGCACAAAAAAATCCAGTACTTAACTGAATCTTACTTTACTTTTCAGCCTTTTGTTTTTTCTTTTGTTCTTGATATTTCCTTGCTTTATCCAAAGCTGCTTTCCGTTTTTCTTTATCCGACATCTCTGTACCGTCTTCTTTCTGGGCTTCTTTCTTTTTAAAGTGTTCCAGTAATTCAGGCGGCATTTTATTTTTTGACATCAACCAGACCTCACATGCGGCGGGCGTAACCGGGCCCCATGGCAAGACCTGGACGATTAATACCTGGAATCATGGGACCTTGATCTGCGTCTGCAGGTGTTCTAGTTGCGGGCTCTATGCCAGGCATAAAAGAAGCCGCTCCGACTTGAGGCGCCGACCCTTGCGGTCCCTCTTGAATCTGACGACGACGCATTTCAATTCCTTCTCGCATAAGCTGACGCTGACGAGCGTCACGCATATTGGCTTGTTGGGCGCCCATGAAACTACGGCTCTGCAATAAAACTATCTTAACTTAATTATTCTTCTAATTGCATTCTTGCCCAAACACTCATTGACGCTTCTTCCAGGGGTATTTCAATTGGATCATCTTTAAAAACAAACATCAATTCGCGGATCGCACGATCGGCTCCAGCCATTAATAGACCCTTACGATCTTTGGTGTTTGTGAATTTTTCAATTTGATCAATATGGCCTCTAATTTCTTTTTGCATAGAAGCAATACGAGCAACGCCCGCATCCCTTTTTACAACACCGTTTTCTACGTCTTCGCGCAACTTACGCACATCCTCCTGCATCTCATCAATTTCATACAGAAGTTTTTTGCGGTGATCAGGTTTTTTATAGTTATCTTTGACCCAAAGTTCACACGCTGAAATAGTACCCTTATAACCGAGAAAACGGCTATAAAGATAAATTTCAATTAAAGAATAATTGTCTGCGCAAAATGCACAGAAAGATTCTTGAGTTGAGGCGTCGAGATTATCTACCCACGCATCAAATAACTCAATATCGATAAGCTCGTTGGGCCTGACCGTAGTCTCGGGCTTCGTCGCGCTGCTTAAACTCTTGCTGCTGTTCGGCAGAGGTGCGTTGCTCTTCTGCACCTTTGCCGATGGTTTCACGCTCTTGTTCACCAGCGGTCTCCATTTTCTTTTTGGAAAATTCGTAAGCCACGCCAGCAGCCTGACGATATTTATCTAAGTCGAACCAATCATCGACATCGACTTGCCCGGCTGGAACACTGCTGGTCATGGCTTATAAATCTTACAAGAAAAAATCAGAAGTTGCTCATCATCGAAGCAAGGCCCTGGGCAAAGATGTCACGACGGCCTTCGGTAGATTTTTGGCGTTGTTGACGACCTTTGGAGGCTTCCAGGCGATTCAGAAGCTCTTCAAATTTATTGATGTCAAAGTAATCATCAGAGGCACTTTGACCTGCAGGAGCGGTGTAAGTCATTTACGTCTTAGGGACTAACGTAATTATATCAAGCACATTCTTTTAGGAGAAAGTAAATGCACCGACAAGTTGCTGTATAAATATCTCCTTGTGCATTAATTTTCTGCAAGCTTCTTGTGCGCCTTCATTTTTCAATTTTTGAGTTTCTTTGTCGATTTCTCCTTGAAGATTTGTTAAACCGGCACTGTATAAATACTTACGAGTTTCACGAACATTCTGTAACTGCTCTTCAATTTCAGCAGGTGTGCCAGCAAACCGATCTTTGAAAGTCAGGTGTAACAATACCGGCCCGTTGCTTTAGTTGCTTTCCGCGTACGTAGGAAGAAGATTCTTGTCGAAAGTAAAGGCACGTTTGCCAGTCTTTCTTGCCCGACTTCGTCAGTAGTTTGTTTGCCAAACTGAGTATCGTAATAATTGTCAAGATAACTCTGGTTATATTTATCAAGATACTCAGGGCTTTTGGTTAAGAGCTTCACGTAAGGTCTTGATTGGTTTGAATAATAACCTTGGCTAAAACGCTCTTGTGCTTTCGTTAATTCTTCTGCGGTTGCTTGGCGGCCCAGGGTTTCTTCATATGCCGCTGAGATGCCGGTCTGTCGGTCGCCCAGGAAGTAACTCTTGTGTATACAGTTTTAGTAATGATCTGACACGTCCTGCTCGGGCGGTGTCATGTCATATTTCGATGCATAGTCCCGAAGCTGAGAAGTTGCGTCAGCGTAGCTGATTAAACCTTGGCGTAACTGTGACTCAACTCCTTGCCGTAAACCCGAATAGCCCGCACCGCTCCAGCGGCCTTGCGTGCTTCTTCTTTTGCTGTTGCCTCTTGTTTTTCTTTGGCTGCGCGTTCTTCTGCAGCGCGCTTCTCGCTCTTGTTGATACTTTAAAT